GTCTTATACAAAAGTCTAGTTAGACAATTGTTTAAGTCGGTTAATTTCGTTATTACGGAGTGCTGGTAATAATTCATTTTGCCATCGTTCGGCAGGAATAATATAAGCAAATTTATTAAAATCTTTTCTTTTAAGGTTTGATCCAACCTTTTTATCTATTACTTTATATAAATAATCAACCGACCCGGTTGCAACCAATTCGGTGTGACGTGTTTGACTTTGCAAAACAGAAAATCTGTGAAAATATTTTGCAACAATTTCAATCTCTTCTTTAGACACCTTATGATCTCCATCAGTATCCATTAAATCAAAACCAGTGTTATGAATTTTAGCAAGTTTTTTACTAGATGTACATCCCATTATGTAAATAAATACATGTTAGTTTTTAAATTGTTTTCTTATTTCATTGGGCGAGATATTAAGCATTGGATATTAAGCATTAGATATTAAGCATAAGATATTAAGCATTAGATATTAAGCAATTAGATTATAAGTTATTTATAAATTTATTTTAGACGTATATATTAAAATGGTAAAATATAAAATGGGAAAACGTAAAATGGGAAAACGTAAAATGAGAGGAGGAGGTGATAATGATACAATTGAAGGTTCATCTAATAAAAGTGCTTATAAAACAATGGATAATAAACTATTTTTAAATTTCATTTTTTCCATTAGTTTAATGGGGTTAATCTGGTTTTTTATTTCAACATTTTTAGTTAAACATATGTATAGTGAGGTATTATGTTACGGTCTTATGTTAGTATCTATTATTTTTTCATTATTTTTGATGATTTCAGTAGGTATTATTCGAATGCAGGGAGATAATTTTGTAAAACAAATGATGAGTATAGTAATGTTTGTTATGACGAAATGTTTACCTGGGCTATTAATTGGTATACAATTAGCATTAATGATTTATATTATGAAAGAAAATGCTCTTTATATGTACACAACACCATCAGAAGATGTACCTCGTATGTTAAGTATATTTAATGGTGCAACTGCTATGGGAATTTTTATACAAATGTACATGTACCGTAATCATTTATCAAAAGTTCTATTCCCCGATGGACAACCTATCTCCCCTGCTGTATTACCTGGATTTATTTTAGTCGGTATTTTAACCAGTTGGAGTATTGTTCAAATATTTGTTATTTTAAGTTATCTTAAGGTGGATGGTTGAACGGATCTTTTAAAAAAGGTTCGTTTTTATTACCTTTTTTGAAAAAGGTATTTTTGAAAAAGGTATTTTTGAAAAAGGTATTTTTGAAAAAGGTATTTTTGAAAAAGGTTAATCTATTATAAAAAATTTAAACGTTAAACCACATTCGTTTTTTTCATTGCTTGTCCATATTCCCGAAATTTTAATTATAAAGTTGACTACTTTGTGGTTTGAAAATTTTTTCAAAGTTGAATTTTGCAATTTAATATTCATATTATTGAGTTGTTCATTTATTCTATAAATAATTGATTTGCATGTATAACTTTCATTAAACTTTTGTAATATTTTGTGTTCTAATTCAGAAATTTTCTTTATGATATTAATATTGTGGTTATTCTTAGAGATTATACATTTAATTTTGTTAAAATATTTTTCAACATATATATCTTTTAATGAAAAGTTAAAAAATATACCATTAAATGAGCAAAATTCGTCGCTATATATTAATTTGTGAAAATAACTATTAGACATAATATTGTTTTTAATTTTTTCATAGCATAGTATATTATTTATATTTATGGATGATACATCTGATGATAAAAACAGGGTCATATTTCTATATTTATAAGTAATATTATTCTTAAGTTTTAACATTAAAATATATGGAAAATTTGATAAATAAATCCATATAAAGGGTTAATATATTATACTATATGGATATCCATTTTAAGACTCCTGAAAGTAAAAATTATTCGCTGCATAACAATCTATTATCTAGCGTGAGTATGCCTAGAATGGCAACACATGTTCCTAAGATTCTAACCAAAGAAGTTACCCCAAAAACACCTTGTTCAAATCAAAAATCGAGTGGTAGATGTTGGATTTTTGCTGCTTTAAATATGATAAGAAGACAAGTTATTGTTGACAAAAAACTACCAGAATCTTTTGAATTTTCTCAAAGTTATGTATTTTTTTATGATAAACTTGAAAGGATGAATTATAATCTTAAGTTGATTGAGGATTTTAAAAATCAAACACCGCAGGTAGAATACAATTCAAGGGTTGTTCAGCATATATTAAAAGACCCATTTGGTGATGGTGGGCAATGGGTTATGTTTACAAATATAGTAAATAAGTATGGATTGGTTCCTCAGGAAGTTTATCCCGAAAGTACACATAGCAGTAATTCGGCAGGTGTAAATATGGTTTTATCTAGAATATTTAGAACTGCCGTTAAAGATATATATACAAATTTTAAAAATTATAATAGGTCTACAATTTTACAAAAAACATATGAAATATTAATTAGATTTTTCGGAGAACCGCCTACTGAAATTATATGGAATTATAAAAAGGACAAAAATGTAGAAATATTCAATGGTACTCCTTTATCATTTACGAAGGAATTTTGTAATATAGATCTTGACCAATATGTTTCATTGACTCATGATCCTCGCAATGAATATAATAAATTATATGGGGTTGAACATTTGGGAAATGTTGAGAATGGTGACACTGTTAAGTATTTAAATGTCCCTATAGATAGAATGTGTGATTTAAGTAAAAAGTGTATTGACGATAATATTCCAGTGTGGTTTGGTAGTGATGTTGGTCAATTTCTACATTCTAAAAGTGCAGTTCTTGATCAAAATACATTTGATTATGTAAATTATTTGGATCTTGACGATAGCATGAATAAAAAAGAAAGGATAGAGTTTTGTGAAAGTTTAATGACACATGCGATGGTATATGTTGGGTACAATACAGATCAGTATGGTTCTGTGAATTATTGGAAGATAGAAAATAGTTGGGGGACAACAGGTCCATATGCTGGAAATTTAATTTGCAGTGATAGTTGGTTTAAACAATATACATATCAATTGATTATACCAAAAAAATATATTACACCAGATGAGTTAAATACATGGAATGGAGATGTAATGAAATCATTCCCTATATGGGATCCGATGGGTTCTCTCGCAGCATAGTTAATAATAATAAATTCTCCATAGATATATCACATTCTAACAGTGACTCTATATTTTTTAATTTTTCTATCGCCAACTCTATATGATTTTCAAAGGTCTTTTGTTTTATATCAATATATTTTTTCCATAATAAACAAACATTTGTGTATTTTGGGTTATGAGTTTCAATCAATAAGTTAAATTCTGTTATTTTTTTATCCATATTAAATAATTTAATATTTAAGTATTTAAGTATTAAATTATTCATAAAAATATTATGAAGTATTTATCTAGCCGTTTTGAAGAATATGTGATAGAATGTAATAAAAAAAATATTCACGGTGAATTAACAAATGTTACTGATTATTTTACAACTAACCTAAAAGAGCAATGTAATTTAATTTTTTATGGTCCAAGTGGTGTTGGTAAATATACGCAATCTTTGAATTTTATTAAAAGATTTAGCCCTACAAATTTGAGATTTGAAAGAAAAATAAATTTTAATCATAATAAAAAACAATATGCATTCAAGGTTAGTGATGTACATTTTGAAATAGATATGCAATTATTGGGATGTAATGCGAAAGTTTTATTCAATGAAATATATTATCACATACAAGATATTTTGACAACGAGGCCTGATGGCACAGGTATTATATTATGTAAAAATTTTAGTTATATTCACAATGAATTATTAGACATCTTCTATAGTTATATGGAAAGTTTACAGCATAAAAATTTGAATATTATATATATAATATTGACGGAACATGTTTCTTTTATACCAGATAATATACTAGATAAATGTTTAATTATACCTGTAAAAAAACCATCCAAAAGTAATTATATAAAAATTACAAATAATCAATCAATATATGATACAAATATGATAACAAATATAAAAGATGCTCATTCGAATATTATAAATATGTACAATAAAAATTCACATATATCTATGAAAATAGTAGATGATATTATAAATTATAAAGATATTGATTATTTACTATTACGAGAAAAATTATATAATATTTTCACATATAATTTAGATCTATATGAATGTATATTTGTTATTATACGAGAATTAATTATAAAAAAATATATAGTAGAAGAAAAAACTGAGAAAATTTTTATACAACTATATAAGTTTTTAAAATTATACAATAATAATTATAGACCTATTTATCACTTAGAAAGTTTTGTGTGTTATTTATGTATAGTGATACATGAATTATGAAAAGGCCTGTAATATTTTAAATATACCTCGAAAACATCCTAATGAAGATGCGAAGAAGGCGTATTTCAAGATGGCATTAAAATATCATCCAGATAAGTATAAAGATGATGAAGGAGAGAAATTTCAGGAAATAAAACAAGCATATGATTTTCTACGTAATCATAAAGACGAAGAATCCGATATAAATATTAGTTATGTGGATTTATTTAAAAGTTTTATGAACAATTTCTCTCCAGAGAGTGATTGGAATAACTTATTTATGAATACAACAATGGAAGGTATTCTTAAAAACTATGAAGATATATCGTTGCAAGTTTTTGAGAGATTAAGTAAGGATAAGGCGAATGAAGTATATAATATAATTCATAGATTTCAACATATGTTGAGTATAGATGATGATCTATTAATGAAATACAGAAATATATTACAAAAAAAGATGAAAGACGACAATATTGTATTATTAAATCCGACTTTGCAGGATTTAATAGAAGATAATATATATAAACTAGAGGTTGAAGGTAAGGAGTTTTATATACCCTTGTGGCAAATTCAACATGAATTGTATTTTTCTCTCCAAGAACAAGATCTCATCGTAAAATGCGAACCTGAATTGGATTCTAATGTTATGATTGATAATAATAATAACATATATGTGTGTTTGAATTTAGATATCAAAACTTTACTGGAGAAAGAGTTTTATGAATGGTCTTGTGGAGAGAAAAAGATAATTATAAAAAACGATGAGTTAAAAATAACAAAAGAAACGCAAATAATTATAAAAAAAAATGAAGGTATTTTAAGAGTTGATAAAAATAATATGTTTTGTCAAAAACACAGATGCGACATTTATTTTGAAATTTGTTTAATTTAGTAAATTTAAATTTATAATATAATACTATATATTATGAGTACTTATGAATCAAAGTCAACATCTTCTAGTAGTGTAGTCGATACTTGTAGTATTTTTCCAAATATTGAATTATTACAAAACTTAAATGCTGACGAAATTATGAATATACAAGGTGTTTTAGAAATGGTAAAAATGGAACACACGCAATTGAATGGTAGTAAGGTTGAAGGATATTATGTTATAATTCCTTTGTATATCCAAAATAATCGTGGAACAATAGGAATAGTAACCGACGAAAATCAACATATTAAAATTGTTAAATATCAAAAACAAATAATATCAATTTGGATACCTTTTAATTCAGTCGAATGGAATACAGATAAGGAAGATATAGAATTATTATTAAGTTGGGCGGAAGGAGAAAGAAGAGTATGTGGTCAGGAAGGTCACCCACCAGATGTTACAGGATGCACAGCACAAGCATTACTAGCAGTTCAGCATGATTTTAGACAAGAACCAATTTTAGTTGCACCACCAGAACTTACAAATTATCAAGGACTTGCATCGGGATTTTCAAGTCAAACAGTTGGAGATAAAGGCACAATGGATTTTGCATTAAATCCGCAACATTTATTAAATTTTATTTCGTCGGATAATAATTTGTTTCAATATATAGAAATTAAAACAGAATATTTACAACCCACACAAGAGTTTCCTTTTTATTCAAAGGAAAACCCAGTAGATACCGGTGTAAAATTATTTAGTGATTTTATACTATTATTAAAACATAATAATTTAATTCATGAAAATACAAAATTTGTTTTAAATAACACTTGGGGAATACAACAAAATTCCAATGGAGGTTTTACACATCAAGTATCATCTCATTCTCAAATAGTGGCATATTATAAAGTCGGTATTTTCCATTATTTAGATGTAATAGATACGCAAATGGCATCGAGATCTGAGGCATTAAAGGCACGTGGTGTCGGAGGAAGTTTTGAAATTGCACTATCTGGTTGTTGTAACGTGATGAAAAAAAGCACCCACTATTGTGCCAGTAGAAATTATGGTATAGTATGTAGAGTACCTAAAGTATTACTTGAACAAATTAATACAAGTGTAACTCCTGTAGAATTATCAAATCTTTTACTCGGTAAATCTTTATATGCATGTGATGAAGCAATGAAAAAAGTTGCGGTTCTTAGACAAAGTGCTAAATCAGAACAGATAAAAAGAGCAGACCCATATTCTCAATCGGAAGAACTTAGATTAAGTTTTTCTAAATTGGGTCTTCAATTATTAATATCACCCTTTAATTTACAACAGGCATATGAAGAAGGGATGATGATTATGGATAAAAAGTTGGAAATGCCAAAATGTAATGAAACTACTTCTCCATTAATATGGATTCAAGTAATGAATATGCAAAAGGCGTGTTTTCCTTCTGTTTATACAGGAGGCAATTTTAATGCTTCAAATCCTTTAGTACAAACACACGGAACGTGGCATGTATTATCAACATGTAATAAAACTCAAAGATTAGCATTAGGTTCATTAGTTATAGTAGGTGGTGGCGAAGACAGTCGCAGTGCAGAAGTATTAAAGGCCGTATATAACAACAATGTCAACAACATGTATAATATATTTACAGCGCGTGGAACCAAATCTATTCTTGAAATATATAGTGTTTGTACAAGTCCTTTATACACACTTAAAGGAGTTTGTACAACGGTGATAAGTCAAAGCATGATACATCATATTAATAATGGTACACGATCTTTTTATTTAGGGGTTCGGTTATTTAGTTTAGATGCAAGTGGTACTGAAAATTTTACAGATTCTAATATTGGTGCGATAAAATGTTATTTACGTTGTGGATTTAAATTTATACTATGGAATGGTGCATTTTGGCCACTTCGTGTAGATAGAGCCCAATTATTAAATTCTCAAACATTTGGTACAGATTTAGTTAGCGCAATAAAATATTTATCACAGCAACGTAGCATATATATTACATATGACACTGAAATGTTTGGATTCTCACAAAAGAGGGTTGGATATGGACATATGTATTGTTCTTTATGGCCGTTTCAAGGCGGATTAAGTAACCCTACAAGTTTTGTTGATTTATCATTACCATCAATGAGTTCTCAACAATCAACAAGGGAATATATTATTTCTATATTAAGCAATGTAGAATTTTCAGATGTCATCCCGACGTCAGGTATCGTAACAAATTGGGCTTCAAAACTAACAACACCTCAACAATTTTTTAAATTTCTAAAACAATTTCAAGGAGGAGGGACTTTCGCTACAACACCACCTATTGAACAAATTTTTACTATTTGGTCACGACAACAAGAGATTACAAGTATTGATGCACATAATGAAACTCTTTATATTTTAATAGATTTATTAAGATATTCCACAAAATCCTTAGAATTAAAACTACGTTCAAATAAGGGAGGAAAAAAGAAATCAAAAAGAAAAAAGAAGTTTAAACATAGAAAAACAAAAAAAAAGAAACTAAAACAGGGAGGAAAAAAGAAATCAAAAAGAAAAAAGAAGTTTAAACATAGAAAAACAAA